GTATAGCCAAATCCATCTTCAATTTCACTTGAAAAAACATCTGGAGAACCAGAACCTTCTTCGTATGAAGTTCCAATAATTTGTGCTACGTCATCGTCTGCAATGCTGTTACTTCCAGAAACTGCTGATACATCGATCACCTTTCCTGAAAAAACAGAATCACTTGCATTGTGCGAAATTGCACCATCTACTCTTACCAATGCTTGACCATATCCATTAGTATCATCAACTGTTGCTACAGAAAAAACCATTCCCTTAACTAAATATTCAACAGCCGCACCGCCAGCAGTGTCTACAGTAAATGAATACGAAGAACCTGCGGCAACAGTGCCAACTGCACCTTTAATTAGAAAAGAACGATCTGT